CGACAGCTACGGCACCCACGCAGGTAACTCTGCGGTGATGGCCGAGGTGCTGCGCGAGCAGTTCGTTGAGATGTACTCGCAGGATGTACTGCACAGCTTCAAGGAGGAACTTGAACGACAACTCCCGGTGGGTTCTGAACTCCCGCCACTGCCCCCGAAAGGCACTCTGGATTTGGATCTCGTGAAGAGGTCCAGCTATTTCTTTGCCTGATGGTATCCACTCGCGTATCGATTACGCGGGTGATTACCACACAGTATTGGATGAACACCGACAGGAGATCCCGATGGACAACAACGACTACCAACTCGACCTCGCCATTGCAGCTTGGGAGTGCGGCGAGGACATCCCCTTCGATCTCGAAGTGGCCCTGCTGATGAAGGGCTACGACGTTGAAGCCCTCCGCGACCAGCACATGGGCTGATCGATTCCCACACAGTAATGGAGAAATGAAGCCCTCGGTTCAACGCCGGGGGCTTGCTCGTTTACAGACCCTCAACAACCGAGAGGAAAACCTACATGACCGACAAGAAGAAGCCGACCAAGGGCACCACTCCGAAGGGTGTCTTCAAGTTCCCCAACCTGATCAAGCCGGACTACGGCACCAAGGAGTTCCCGAAGAAGGACGGTGAGTACAACGTTCGCCTGCTCCTCGAAGGCGAGGAAGCTCAGGCTCTGATCGACAAGCTGCAGCCTGAGATGGACAAGGCACTGGCCGAGGCCGAAGAGAAGTTCGCCCAACTGCCGGTGGCTACCCGCAAGAAGCTCAAGGCTGTGACCCCGAACGACTTCTACACCGAGGTCTTCGACCGTGAAACCGAGGAGCCGACCGGCCAGTTCGAGTTCCGCTTCAAGACCCACGCCTCGGGCACCAACAAGAAGGGCGAGAAGTGGACTCGCACCATCCCGATCTTCGATGCCAAGGGCAAACCGGCGAAGAACCTGAAGGCGATCTGGGGTGGCACCGTGGGCAAGGTTGCCTACACCGTCAGTCCGTACTTCGTGGCTGGCTCGGGTGCTGCAGGTATCGCCCTGTACCTCGATGCCGTTCAGATCATCGAACTGAGCGCGGGTGGTAGCCGCAACGCTGGAGAGTACGGGTTCGGTGAAGAGGATGGCTTCGACGCCACCGAGGAAGCGCACGGCTTCGAGGATGAATCCGACGAGGATTCCTACGATGCCGGTGAGGACTCCTCGGACGAGGGCGACGAGGATTTTTAAGCATGGCAAACAACCGAGGAACTTCTCCACGGTTGTCTGCTGAAGTCCTTCGTCAAAAGATCAAGAGCAACGTGACCGTGACCGAGGACGGCTGCTGGGAATGGCAGAAGTCCTGTGGCTCACACGGATACGGGAACATCGCAACCGGGGGCAATCGCAATGAGACTGCCCACCGTGTTGCTTACGAGATGTTCAAGGGGGACGTTCCCTCGGGCCTCTTGGTTCTCCACTCCTGCAACAACCGTAAGTGCTGCAACCCAGAGCATCTTCGGGCAGGAACCACCGCTGAGAACATTCAAGACGCGAAGACAGCAGGCACTTGGAAAGGATACCCGATTCGCAAAGGAAACACATGGCAACACGTAAGCTGACAGCCACACAAGTAGGTGTGGTGCACGGCTTCCGGTCTGGCCTCGAAGAACAGGTGGCTCACCAACTCCAGTCGGTTGGCCTCGCTGTTGATTACGAGAGCGTCAAGCTCCACTACACCAAGCCAGCCCGAGAAGCGAAGTACACGCCCGACTTCGTACTTCCCAACGGGATCGTCGTCGAGACCAAAGGGCGGTTCGTGGTAGAGGACCGGCAGAAGCACCTGATCCTCAAGTCCCAACACCCCGGACTCGACGTTCGATTCGTCTTTTCCAACTCCAACACCAAGATCAGCAAGAACAGCAAGACCTCCTACGCCGCATGGTGTGAGAAGCACGGCTTCGAGTACGCGGACAAGTACATCCCGAAGGCGTGGATCGATGAGCCTCCTGACGAAGGGCGTCTTGCTGCCCTCAAAGGAGCTACGTGCCAATGACGCAGCGCATCATCGACCACATCATCATCCACTGCTCGGCAACCAAGCCGAGTCAGAACATCACCGCAACCGACATCGACAAGTGGCACCGTGCCCGTGGCTGGATCGGATGCGGCTACCACTACGTGATCCCGAGAGACGGTCGAATCCAGTCCCATGAGAACGGCGACCGCTGCCGTCCGCTTGATCGAGCGGGTGCCCATGTCGGTGACTGTGGTCCCGGCTGGAACTCTCGTGCCCTCGGTGTCTGTCTGGTCGGTGGCCTGAACGAGAAGACCGGACGTGCCGAGAACAACTTCACTGGCGAACAGTGGAAGTCCCTCGAAGAAGTCGTCCTGACTCTGCTCGAACGTTACCCGACCATCAAGCACATCGGCGGTCACCGCGATCTGATCCGCAAGACCGGCGCTCCTCCGAAGGACTGCCCGTGCTTTGACGTGAAGCATTGGTGGAAGGAGGAAGTCCTGCCCAAGCAACACACCTACGACTACATCCAGCACGTGTGATTACCACACAGTAATGGAGCAACGAAGCCCTCGGTTCCCGCCGGGGGCTTTTGTTTTCTAGCCCATCGACAACTGATAGGAGACCTCCATGAGTCCTCAAGCACACACCGTCCTGAAGCACCTGACCGAGGCCGGTTCGATCACCAACGTCGAAGCCAACGCTGTCCTCCGTGTCCGCTCGGTGTCCCGCCGCATCACCGAACTCCGCGACGCCGGGTTCCGTATCCGCAAGGAGTTCAAGAAAGACACGACCGGCCAACGCTACGTCCGCTACTACCTCGGCAAGTAACAGGAGACCCGCATGTTCAAGAAGCCCCAGACCCTCGACTCCATCCTCGCCTCGTTCAAGAAGACGCTGGCCGACCTCGAAGCCCTGATCGATGACCGCCAGATCAAGATCAAGGAGAACGACGACCGCATCGCTGAGATAGAGCGCGAGACCAGCGACCTCGCCGCCGAAGTCACCAAGGCCACCCAGACCGCCAGCAACCTCCGCGCACTGATCGGGGAGTGACATGAGCGAGTGGGTAGCGACCCACCTCCATTGCCCCGCCTGTGGTTCGAGCGATGCCTACAGCATCAACGACCGTGGGTGGGGCAAGTGCTTTTCGTGTGGGAAGAACATCAACGAATCAGGTGAGGAGCGAACCACTGTGACGAAGGAAACCAAGGGGAAGCCTCTGGTCCCCTTTGGTGAGTACCGACCGCTGAACAAGCGGGGCATCACCGAGGAGACCTGTAAGAAGTTCGGCTACTTCATCGGGGAGTACAAGGACGAGACCGTCCAAGTCGCTCCCTACCGCAACGCCGAGGGTCAAGTCATCGCGCAGAAGGTGCGGACTGCCTCGAAGAAGTTCTCCACCACCGGGGAGTTCAAGGAAGTGGTGCTGTTCGGTCAGCACCTGTGGGCTGCTGGTGGAAAGCGGCTCGTCCTGACCGAAGGCGAGATCGACTGCCTGACCGTGAGTCAGGTACAGGGCAACAAGTGGCCGGTCGTCTCGATCCCGAACGGTGCCCAAGGTGCCGTTGCTTCAGTCAAGAAGTCCCTCGAATGGGTCTGCTCGTTCGATGAAGTCGTGATCATGTTCGACATGGACGAGCCGGGTCAGGAGGCTGCAGTCAAGGTGGCTGAACTCCTGCCCCCGGGCAAGGCGAAGATCGCTAGCCTGTCAGCCAAGGATGCCAACGAGCTACTGCAGGAGGACAAGGCGCAGGAGATCATGACCGCCATCTGGCAGGCCCGCCCGTTCCGCCCGGATGGTCTGGTGTCCATCGATGAACTGATCGAGGACATCGAGAAGCCCATCGAGGTTGGCCTTCCGTGGTGGATGCCGACCCTCACCAAGCTCACCTACGGTCGCCGCCTCGGGGAACTGTACGCCTTCGGTGCAGGTACCGGTGTGGGCAAGACCGACATGCTCACGCAGCAGATCGCCTTCGATGTGACCGAGCTTGGTCACCACGTGGGTGTGATCTTCCTTGAGCAGCAGCCGGTCGAGTCTGGCAAGCGCATCGCAGGGAAGATCGACGGTGCCCGCTACCACGTACCCGATGCCGGGTGGGACAAGGAGCAACTGAAGAAGACGCTCGTGTCCCTGAAGGGGAAGGTCACGTTCTACGACTCGTGGGGCGAGACCGACTGGGACGTGGTGAAGACCAAGATCCGGTACATGGCTGTGTCCCTCGGGATCAAGCTGATCTACCTCGATCACCTCACCGCCATGGCTGACACCAGCAACGAGAAGGAATCGCTGGAGCAGACCATGAAGGAGATGGCCGGTCTCGCCAACGAACTGAAGGTGATCATCCACTTCGTCAGTCACCTCTCGACTCCCGAGGGTAAGCCTCACGAGGAAGGCGGGCGAGTGATGATCAAGCACTTCAAGGGTTCCCGCGCCATCGGCTTCTGGTCGTACTTCATGTTCGGCCTCGAACGCAACCAGCAGGCCGAGGACGAGGACGAGCGCCAGACCACCACCTTCCGAATCCTCAAGGACCGCTACACCGGACAGGCGACAGGTCACGTGATCCTGTTGGGTTACGACGCTGCGACTGGTCGTCTCTACGAGAAGGAGCAAGAGGCTGACAACTATGGGTTCGACGACGAGGCAACTACCAGCACTGCTGACTCCACCCCACCGTGGGAAGGTGAGTCGGACTTCTGAAACAAGACGAGAGCCTGTTCCCGTCCTCCTTGGAGGGACAGGCCGATAGTCACCCCAGCGAGAGGACAGAATGAGCATCCTGATTTTCGACTGTGAGACCAATGGTCTCCTCGACAACCTCGACCGGGTGCATTCCTTGGTGATCAAGGATGCGCAGACCGGTGAGGTCAAGTCCTGCTGTCATCCGTTCCCCGACAGCGACCTCACCCACTACTGCGACATCGAGTACGGGCTGATGCTTCTGATGGAGGCTGACCTCGTTGTCGGTCACAGCATCATCAAGTTCGACATCCCGGCCCTCAAGAAGGTGTATCCGTGGTTCGACATCCCGGTCGAGAAGATCAGGGACACGCTCGTTCTGTCCCGCTTGCTGTGGGCGGACGTAGGTGAAGTGGATGCCAAGCGGATCCACAAGGGATTCCCCAAGAAGCTCATCGGCTCTCACTCGCTGGAGGCTTGGGGCTTCCGCTTGGGTGTTCTGAAGGGTGACTTCGGCAAGACCTCCGACTGGTCCGTCTGGACCCCCGAGATGCAGGACTACTGCGAACAGGACGTGGAGGTCACCGAGGTTCTGTGGCAGCGGATCCAGTCCAAGGAACCACCGGAACGTGCCGTCGAACTGGAGACGTGGTTCGCCCACATCATCGCCAAGCAGGAACGCTTCGGGTACTGCTTCGACAAGGAGAAGGCAGTCGCCCTGTACCTCAAGCTGCTTGCCCGACGGCAGGAACTGGACGAGGAACTGAAGGCGTTCTTCAAGCCGTGGTTCGTGGGGCAAGGCAAGTTCATCCCCAAGGGCAACAACAAGAAGACCGGCTACACCAAGGGTGTCCCACTCACCAAGGTGAAGCTGGTCGAGTTCAACCCCGGATCACGGCAGCAGATCGCTGACCGACTCATCAAGCTGTACGGGTGGAAGCCCAAGGAATTCACCGAGAGTGGTCAGCCGAAGATCGATGAGACGATTCTTAACGCCCTCAAGTATCCACCCGCGAAACTGTTGAGCGAGCGGTTCATGCTCGACAAGCGGATCGGACAACTTGCCGAGGGTGACAACGCTTGGCTGAAGCTGGAGAAGGACGGACGTATCCACGGGTCGGTGAACACCATCGGCGCGGTGACAGGACGCTGCACCCACAGCTACCCCAACGTGGCTCAGGTGCCATCCGTCCGTGCCCCCTATGGTCCTGAGTGCCGGGAGTTGTACCACGCACCTCCGGGCTTCAAGCAGGTAGGGGCAGACGCCTCCGGTCTGGAACTGCGGTGCCTCGCGCACTACATGGCCCGGTATGACGGGGGTGCCTACGCCAAGATCCTCCTCGAAGGCGATGTCCATACAGCCAACCAAGAGGCTGCTGGTCTGCCCACCCGGGACAACGCGAAGACCTTCATCTACGCCTTCCTCTACGGGGCAGGCGACGAAAAGATCGGGGAGATCATCGGCAAGGGTGCAGCCGCAGGGAAGAAGCTGAAGGAGAACTTCCTGAAGCGGACTCCCGCACTCAAGCGGCTGAAGGATCAGGTAGCCCACACCGTCAAGACCAAGGGATTCATCCGAGGTATCGACGGGAGAAAGCTCCGGGTCCGCTCCGAACACGCAGCCCTCAACACCCTCCTGCAATCCGCAGGGGCGCTCCTCGTGAAGCAAGCCACGGTGAATCTCTACAGGGAACTCACTCGGCGCGGCTACGTGTGGGGGCGCGACTGGGCCATGGTCGCCCACGTCCATGACGAGTACCAGCTTCACGTCCTCGAACACCTCGCCCAAGAGGTAGCCGAGGTTGCTGTCTGGTCGTTCCAACAAGCAGGCCGGGACTTCGGCTGGCGTTGCCCTCTCGATGGTGAAGCCAAGATCGGAGCCAACTGGCGCGAGTGTCACTGATGAACCAGAATACCCTCTCGGTACTGCACCGAGCCTACATGCAGCCCTTCTCGATCCAGTCCAACTACGCACGGGCCAATGCCTACCACGTGGCTGAACTGGCGAGCCGAGGGCTGATTACCACACGGATATGGAGCAATGAGTGCGGGAAGCACTGGCGTGTTTCCCCGGCTGGCCTTGCTCTCCTCAACCTCACAACCATGGGAGAAGCCTGATGCGCTACGTCATCGTCATCGAAGACACCACCTCCGGTATCGACATGCGGTATTCCCGCGAGACCAACGGGGTGCAGGACCACGCCGATGAATCCATTGCCACCCACACCACCGCGACCCTGTTCCTGACCATGCGCAAGCTGGCTCAGATCGGGGCCGTCCGCGTCAACGAAGAATTCAAGATGGAGATGTCCGTATGAAGAAGATCGCCGCAATCGTTGTGTTCGTCTCGTTCATGTTCGCCGCAGTCGCTGGCTGGTTCATGAACCTTGCCAAGCTCCTCGGTGCGCAGGAGATCGCCGGTCTCGAGATCGCCCGAGGCATCGGGATTCTCGTGGCTCCCCTTGGTGCAATCTTGGGGTGGGTCTGATGAAGCACGACCCGTTGAACGATGGGATCTCCTCGGTTGAACTGATCGACCGCATGGGTTCCGACCTCACGGG